TACTTTGAAAACAGCCACGTATCTATAAAACGCTACGCAACAAGCGACAGTATTAATGCAGGCTTTGCCTCTATCAAGTACAAAAACGCCGACGTTATCTATGACGGCAACAGCGGCATTCCTTCAAGTCACATGTACATGCTGAACACCGAGTATTTAAAACTTGTGGTTCACAAAGATGCAGATTTGACCGAAGTACCAGAGCAACGTCCTATCGGGCAAGATGGAAGCGTTATTCCTATCTTGTGGATGGGGAACTTGACTTGCTCTAACCGTGCTCAACAAGGCGTTATAATTTTATAAGGCCATACCCCGTCAAGATAGCTACAAGGCTTGGCGGGTCATTAATTTTTTTGGAGATACGAATATGTTCGCAGCAATAAACGGATATGCAGGATCGCAGCCTTTCAATGATTGGTTCGCGGCTGATACAACTCAACGTCATGTACTCGGTACTAAAGTCGATGCAGTTGATAACTTTTGGGGCTTCGGCTCTTTTATGTATGTTAAATCTCAAGCGGCAATCCTTAAAGGATCGTTGGTTATGTGGGATGAAGCGAACCTTTCTGATTTATTGCCGTCAGCGGTAACTCAGGGTTTTCCGTGGGGCGTAGCAATGTCTCCTATGGCATCCGGCACGTATGGCTGGATACAAACGGAAGGCCGCGTAGTTTATAAAACCAATGCAACAGTCGCAGCGGATGGCGTAGTTGCTATCGCAGCAGCGGGTATTTTGGGCGCAACGGCAACAGGTAAACAGTTGTTGGGTGTTAGAAACCGCAAATCGGCAACCGGAACCGAGTCAATAACGGGCGTTCAAACAACTACTGGTAGCGGTATCTTATACGCAACAGGTGGCTATGATGGCGCTTTTGTTGGCGCGGCTTTGTCTGGTACGGGTATCCCGGCATCCAGCATCGTGGTTAAACTCGGCTCGGATGGTAAAACCATTTATTGCGGCACAACCATTGCTGGTGCGGCTGACAAGATAGCAACCGCAACGGGCACTATTACACTGACCGCAACCTATACCGGTTTCGGCTCAGGCGTGATAAACAATCCAAGCACGATTGTAACCGTAGCGTAAGAACAAAAAACTCCCTCAGTTTTCCGGCCTTTCGGGGCCGGTTTTAACAACACCGTTCACGCTTCCCGTCGTCCAGCGCACCATGATCGGTTACTATTATTTAAGAGGTATTTATGGCATTGGCTCAATTTGCAAATAACGAAACGGGCAGTAGTAATATGCCATACGTACGCTTTGAAAAAACCGCAGTCGAAGATAAGGCGGCAAGTCTGGCGGCTGGTCGTTATGTAGCGATGGATGTGGATATTGCCAACATCACCCCTCCGTACTCAAAAGACATCATGAAGTATAAAATCAAGAACTGGTTTGTCCAGCTTGACGCAGACGCTAAAAATGGTCGTATTCCATCCGATTGGGTGGACAAGTACAAGACGGCTTATGAATTATGGCAGAAAGGCCAGGAATTACCGCTTGACGGCATCCCGATAAAAGGTTGGGGCGTATGCTCACCGGCGCAACAAGAAACTCTCATTAAAATGCACATCCTGACCGTTGAGCAACTTGCAGACGTTAACCATGAAGGCTTGCAACGTATCGGCATGGGCGCAATCGATCTTAAAAACAAAGCTACCGCATGGCTAAAATCACTCAAAAAGTCGGGCGCAATCACGCTCGAAAACGTAGAAATGAAGCGCAAGGTTGACGAGCAAGCGGCAACTATTACCTCACTTGAAAACAAGATTGAATCGCTGGCGCGATTGGTTGAAACGCTATCTACATCAATGCCGGCATCCGGTTTGCAAGTCGTACAAAATAACATCACGCTCGACGACATACTATGACACTTCTAAGCCTAGTCCAGAAGTTCTGTAAACGCACCAATATACCTTCACCAGCTACGGTCTACGGGTCAACGGACGATCAAATCCTTCAAGCTATGGGCTTACTGGAAGAGGAAATTAATGCTCTGGCGGCAAGGCACACATGGCAAGCATTACAGCTTGAAGCAAGTCATACGACGCTAGCACTTGAAGATCAAGGCAACATAGATACGCTTGATCCTGGCTTTAGTTTTATACGCAATAACACGATGTGGGACACGACCGACCGTTTGCCGGTTCTAGGGCCGCTATCTGGCAGCGAATGGCAGCAAACTAAAGCCATTTTAGCCAATGGTCCGCGCTATCGCTTTCGCTTTCGTGGAAATCATTTACTCGTTAATCCTATTCCGGCAGCGGGTCATGCTTGGAAGTTTGAATACGAATCAAAATACGCAATCCTGGACACGGACGGCACGACAAGAAAAGAGTTTTTTACGGCAGATACAGACACATTTATATTGCCGGACAATCTTTTATTGCTTGGTTTGAGATGGCGCTGGAAGGCGGAAAAAGGGCTAGATTATGGTGAATTATTTGCTACTTACGAGAGGCTGGTAAAAAATGCCATGGGCAGTGATGGAGGCAACGAGACATTAAGAATGGACGAAAGTGAAGTTTCGGTACATCCTGGAATATTTGTTCCTGTCTCAAATTGGGTGGTGCCATAAAGATGCAGACAATACGCTTCCTATGTTTCGTCAGGGCTTGTGCATTTAATCCAGCTAGTAGCTTTCTAGTCAGTGCAACTCACGTTCATACTACCCGGTGTAGCGGTTTACATGCCGACATTAAGGACAGTATAGCATGAGAAAGCCACAAATAAATAAAGCTTCACGTCGGCAACAAACCAGTAATTTTATGAGTTACCCGTCGCCTGTTGGCGGCTGGAATGCTTTAAACGCTCTTGCTGATATGAAACCGTCAGAAGCGGTGGCACTTGATAATTGGTTCCCCAGAGCTGGCTATTGCGAAATACGAGGCGGCAGTTCGAGTCATGCTACAGCGATGACTGGAACGGGCAAGACACTTGCGGTTTACAGCGGACTGTCAGGATCGGATAAGATGTTCTGTTGCACCGATTCAGGTGTTTACAATGTTTCATCGCCTGGAGCGGTAGGCGCATCAGTCGCAGCAAGGACAAGCGGCTCACATCAACACATTCAGTTTGGCGATGGTACAAACAATTATTTAATCCTATTAAACGGCGTAGATAAACCGCTTTATTATGATGGAACGACTTGGGTCGCCGTAGATGGCGCAAGCACGCCCGCCTTAACCGGCATAACGACTACCAAACTTGTGCATGTGTGCGCTTTCAAAGGTCGTTTGATTTTTTTGGAAACTGCAAGCTTGAAATTTTGGTATCTTGCGGCTGGCGCGGCTGGTGGGCTTTTAACAGCGTTTGATTTGGCGGGTGTGGCACAGCTTGGCGGTTACCTAATATCCATAGGTACTTGGACTTATGTAGACAGTGGCACTGGTGTTGATGACAGGCTCGTTATTGTTACATCAAACGGTGAGGTCATTGTTTATCAAGGCACTAATCCGGCAGCGGCGGCAACGTGGGCAGAGGTGGGTAATTATCAAATCGGTAAACCATTGGGCAGAAATTGTCTGGTTAAAGTTGGCGCAGATATGGTCGTTTTAACGCATGACGGAATTTTTCCGTTAACGACGATCATGAACTCGACCGGTCTGGATTATTCTAAAGCAGTGTCTTACAAGATTCAGAAGGCTTTTAATGAGGCAGCCTTAACTTATGGAGCCAATATTGGCTGGAAAGCAACGTCGTTTCCAGACCAGAGCGCGGTAATTATTAACGTTCCAGTCGCGGTCGATGGCATTCATTATCAATACGTCATGAACTCAATCACGAACTCATGGTGTAGATTTATCGGCTGGGATGCAGAGGATTTTACCGTATTTAATAATGAGCTTTATTACTGTCAAAGCACCAAAGTTATTAAGGCGTGGACTGGCTACGGAGACCAGGGCGCGAACATTGAAGCCTATGCAAAAACGGCTTTTTCTTATTTTAGCAGACCGGGCCAATTAAAAGATTTTAAGATGTTCAGGCCCGTTTTGCTGGTGAATGGATCGCTATCATTTTTGATGGATATTGATGTAGATTTTGAAGATTCGAATATTTTTGGTATTGCCGTTTATTCAACCGTTTCAACAGCCTTGTGGGATACGGCGTTATGGGACTCAGGTATTTGGCAATCAGGACTGCAATTAGTAAAGCAATGGAATAGCCCAAGCACATTTCCCGGTTATTGCGGCGCAGGTAAATTAAAGATTGCTGTAAATACTTTAAATGTGCAGTGGATGTCGTCTGATTACATGTACGAAACCGGCAATGGTATTTAAGATAATTGATAATGATTACGAGCGATTAAGGGATTGGTGGACTAATTTTGTAGGCTATCCTGCTAGTATGCAGGTAATGATTGGCTTAGAAAAGGACGGGGAAATAATTTGTATTTTTGGCTACGATAATTTTAACGGCAAATCGTGCCATCAACACATCGTTTATAAGTCTGGAGAATATGTACAACGTGAATTTGTTTGGTATGTGTATCACTATCCCTTTAATCAAATGGGCGTGGACATGCTGATTGGCATGACACCGGCGAACAACGAGAAAGCGTTACGGCTGGCGAAGCATGCCGGGTTTGTAGAAAAATACAGAATAGTTGAGGCGCATCCAGATGGAGACATCGTATTGTTAACGCTGTTTAAACAAGATTGCAGATTTTTAAATTACTCTAAAGGACATTAACCATGGGGTCACCAAAAGCGCCACCAGCTCCCGATTATGTAGGCGCAGCACAAGCGCAGGGCGTAGCGAATAAAGAAGCGGCGATTGCAACCGGTAAAATCAATAATCCGAATGTTATCAATCCTTATGGTACGCAGGCCGTAACCTGGAATGCTGATAATATTCCAACCGTTGTGCAAAAGTTATCACCGGAGCAACAAAGACTTTATCAAACCACGACGGCGGGAAAGCAGCTATTAGCGAATGGTGCCTTATCGCTTGGCGGTCAGGCAGTTAATGCAATGGCTAATCCTTTATCATTTTCTGGCGCACCGGCAGCACCGAAGGCAGCGGATAATTTACGCGAGGACGCGCTTAACGCGACAATGAGCAGGGTAAATGTTGATACCGCAGGGCAACGAGATCAAGCGAACAGCAACCTTATAGCGGCTGGCATACGTCCGGGAACGGCGGCTTATAACACAGCGATGGACACGATTAATCGTGGTTACAATGACGCACGGGAGCAAGCTATTTTAGGAGCAGGACAACAGGCACAGCAAGATTTTGGGCAGAACATGCAGGGTCGAGTTCAGAACATTAGTGAAATTCTGGCGTTACGCGAGACACCAATGAACGAGGCCAGCGCATTACAAACCGGCACACAAGTCAGCAATCCTTTTGCCGGTCAACTGGGCTACCAAGCAGGAGCGAATGTTAATGCCGCACCTGTCGCTCAAGGTGTAGCAAATCAAGGACAATCAGCGCAGAATCTATATAATGTCCAGACAGCGCAGAGCAATGGGCAACTTGCGGCTGGCGCGGGCTTATTGGGTTCCATTGGCGGAGCATACATAGGGCGATGACCAGCGAAGAGCTACTGGCTAAAATTAAGGCGCAAGATTTTGGAAAGAATGACTCTCAGATCGTAAGCGCCCTAATAAATCCAAAAAAAGCGGGTGAAATATTGGCGGATTGGCTAAGTAGTCAGGTATCCACAGCCGCAGGATTGCCCGTGCAGCCGACAGACGAGGGCGACATTTACGCCAGGGAGCCGGATAGATTTTCAAAGGCGATGGCAGCGCTAAACATTGCCGGTTTTGCACAAGGTGGCTCTATGCCATTCGCGCCTAAGTCGGCAGGTGGAACGCTTGGTACATTCATCGGGCCAAAGGCGGCAAATTGGAACAAAAAAGCAGCGGCAACAGCGTCACAATTACTGGACAATGGCGTAGACCCGGCGCAGGTGTGGAAGGAGCATTTAATAGGGCGTATGCCAGACAAGTCGCTGTTTAGTGAGATTGA